GGGCAATACTATTCACATTCTCCATAGCTGTCTCCTACACCCGACTCACAATCAATAGGCAGTCCATCTGCCCAATCAGGTGTCCACCGCATACATTTTTCAATGTACGACTGTGCCTCCGAAACACTCTCTTCGGGTACACAGCATACGACGGAATCGTGAACGGTAAGCACGATCCGATATTGTTTCGCTATTTTTAACATCTGTTCCCCGATGATGCAACGTGCAATAGCTTGACAAACATTCTCTATAACCTTCCCACCATATATCTTAGTGCGGCCTCTTCTTGTCTTATAAGTAAACTGTATGCCCCGTTCATCCTGTTCCGCTTCTAAGTCGTTATAGCGTAAGTACATACCAGAAGGTAGCTTAACGCCCACCTCGCCCGGAGATACTTCCAAAACTCCGGGTAGTCCCAATGTTGCGTTATCTTCTCTCGACAAATTGATTAACATGTTCTGAGCTTCACGCCATAGATGCGCTATCTTCCAGTTGCTATCCCTGTATATTTGTATAACGCGCCTAGCTTCGTCTAGCTCCATGTCGAACCCAAAAGATTTCAACTGATCTTGGAATCGCACCGCACCCATGCCGTATCCTGCGCCTAAGATAGTGGTCTTACCCACAAACCTCTGGTCTTTACTTATGTCTGCCTCATCCACACTGTAGATACGAGAAGCCATCTTCTTGTATACATCTTCACCATTGGTAAACGCTTCGGTAAGATCATCCTGCCCTGCCAACCAAGCAAGCACCCTTGCCTCGATTTGAGCAGAGTCGGCATCAATCAGCTTATAGCCATCGGGAGCAATAATACTGTTCTTGAGTTTCTTGCCGTTTGGCCCACGGCTAGGTAAGTTCTGCATGTTAATCTTGTCGGAGCCACCCCATCTACCTGTGTGTGCAGCATAGTATTTGACAGGAACAGGTAGAGTGCCGCGCTTGGCAATGTCAATAAATCGTTGAGTGCGTGTTTCCTCCAACGTGCTTTTGTTCCCAAGCCTAGCTGCTACAAGACTTTGAACACGTACATCTTCATGTTCTGCCAAGGCTTTGAATCCCTCATCATTCTTAGCGAGAGCTAATGTTTCCTTACCTGTGGTAGGACTTATCTTCATTGGGGGCACCACACCAAGCTCAGTAAGTACTTCTGCGAACTTGGGGTTACTCATCAGTTCCTCTTTGGTAACTCCTGCGTCCTCCAATAATCGGTCTTTGCGTTCTTTCGTGTCTAACAAATGTTCTTCCAGTAGCCCCAAATCTAAATCCAGTATGGGGTCGATAAACATTCGCAGCGTCAAATCAATAATTTTTAATTCTTGCTTGGGAAAACCTTTCAACATCCTAGCGAACAGATTGTAGGTGAGTTCTACATCGTTGATGCAGTAGTCCCCGTAGCGACTAAGTTCTGTGTCTGAGAAGTCCTCTCGCTTCATACCTTTCGCAGCAAGTACTTCTGTGCCTTTGACTCCTGCCCCGTATCGCTCTGCGACTGCTTTCAAAGATTGCCCAACGTCCACGCCATGTAATGCGCGTGACATGCACATTGTGTCTGCCCAGACTTTAGGGTTTACCCCGAATCTCCAATTCAGTATTGCGCCATCGAACATGGTGTTGTGAGCAACCACCATACTGTTCTGCCAGTTAAACTCGTTGAGATAATCCTGTATGGCCTCTTCAGAGCCACTTGCCCACTCTGTCGGCCCGTTGTTGACCTTGATCGCTACGCCAATAACTTCAAAGAGTCTGCTACGTACATATTCCTCTGTGGTTATCTTAGATAACGAGAAGTCCTTGTCATAGTAGGTTTCAAAATCAACCGTTATCAGATCCATCCAACTCTCCACGCAACCGTGTCAAATACCAGATAGCTTTATCAATATCCTCAATCGGTTTTTTCTTATATGTATATCTCCACAAGTACTTTAGGCAAGCTCCCTTGAGATACCCCATGTATGCTTCATGTGTCATAGATGCTTTGATCGCATCAATACACTCCACCTCTCCCACTGTATAATGTGGTGGGTGGTCTACCATATCTACTTGCTCCACAATGTTTATCTCCGTCACTTGTCCCAATATCCTTCCGTAATTAGCTCGATCACTTGATCGACGTTGTGCTCATCAATGACAAGGGCAATGCCTCCTGCCTTGGTGATCTCATCTAAATTTTTCTGCTGTAAAGCCGTGGGCTTATTACCCTTCGCCTTACACTCGATGCCAAAGAACAAACTCTCGAAGCACCCCACAATGTCAGGCACTCCACTCCTACCGTACCCGTGTGTCATGGGGTAGAAGTAATACGCTTTAATCTTCTTCAGTTGTTCGACTACTTTCTTCTTGACCTTCGCTTCTGGTGTCATGGGTTTCTCCTAAACGCCACAAAAGATCCTTAATATCCTCAATCATGTCCATGTCATCTGGATTCGACGTGTCCATGTCAATCCTTATATTAATTATCATTCACTGAACTCTTCGCGCTTGCCACCATCGTACCGATGAGCATGACCTTCAAGAACTAACTGCTCGTTGATATTTCTATCACCGTCGTACAAGACACCTATCCACCTGCCAAACTTTCCCTTACCCGATAGGCATACAGTCATAGGTACTTCTGCTAACTCCTGTAGTCTAGCCTTCGCTGCTAATCCTTTCTCTTTTTCCGCAGCATTGCGCGTCCTGCTCTCCCACGCATTGATCCCTGCCATGCGTATTCGCAACTCCGCGAGTATGTCTAGGTCAGTTGGTCTAACGTGAATACGTACATCTATGGTGTCCCCATCGACTACCTTAACTACTTCTGTTACTGGAAAACATTCTGTCTCAGCACTAGCACTAACCTGCAAACTAGCACACACCGCTACCGCACAAACTATTCTCTTGAACATTATTACCCTCCTCCTTAACCATGATGAAATCATTGAATCGTGTGACGCACACTGCGTCCACGGCAAATCGTTTTTCTAAATCCCGTTGCCTTTCTAGGCACTGCTCAATCTGAAATACTCCAGTAAATACTGTAAAAGTAAACCATGCGTTAATGGTTGCTAGATATAAGGTAGTAGTCACAGCGGTAACTTCCAATATATTCTTGCCAACGTCTGGTTCTTCAACGCTTTGGTATGTACCCCGAAATGCACGTCCTTTGACCTCGCTGCTCTGCATTTGCGACATTCGTAATAGCATCGACGTGTGAATTGATCGTGTTCATTTGTACCGCAAAACTTACATACATAATGTTCTTTCATCTGCTACTCGTACCCTTCTGTAACTGGTTTCAAAAACTGGTTTCAAATCCCGTCTGTCGCAGCCATCGGACGGGCACAATGTCTAAAGGTAAGTGGAGTAACCTCGCTGCTAAACTTGTATCACTTCTGAGGCACTACGCCTTTAGCATAAACGTCTAGCTCATCTGTTTGAGCAATGAGGTCAGCTAATTCTTGACGGACTTTCGCGTTCCAATTTTTCCAGTAATGGTCTTTTTTGAGCGTCCAAAAAATTTCCTCGCGCAGAAATCCTTGGTTTAGCATATCTACTATCTGATTTCGATAATCAAACATCTTACGTCTCCTTTTTAAATATGTTTGTGGTAGTTAAGTACATTAAGTGTTTATGCACCAGTGGTGGCGGCTCCACCAAGCATGTACTTTTAAGACGCTACCACTCGCCTTTGAAAACGAGCCGCCTTTGCATACCTACCCTGCCGTTTCATAAACCCAGTAAACATTATTACCAAGCATCCAACCAACGTCATCTACGCTTCCGTTTACTGCTAACAGTTTTAACACTGCTATTTTACGTCTAATAAAATCAGGTAGTTCGTGTTCCGCACTATACACAGTCTCTTTTATTTCATCAAGGCTTTTTGTTCCAACTATTGATACTTTGATGGTATCAGTGTTAGAACAAAAGCGAACTCTATGTATAGTGTGTAGTAACAACTTACTCTTAACATTTATTACTTTTTGTTACTACACCTTATCACTATACATGCTAGGGGGCAAGATAATATAGCTCACCTTTCACAGCCGCAGTGCCCACGCCCTCATGCCAACGAAGACCATCAGGCTTATTGCGAAGACTCTCAAACTCTTCAGAACTAAGTAGATCTACTGTTGCTATCTTAGCTTGCAGTTCTTTCGATAACTTCTCCAACGGCCCGTCACTAATTTTACAATAGTACTTATCTTCCCAATCATATTCCTGATAAAGCATTGCGGTATGAGATTGAGTGGCTTTGTCAATATGCACCTGTATAACAGTTTGCCCATAGGTTTCATAATAATGTTTTAGTGTTTGGGCTTTATCCCTTGCTGCTTCGTAAGCCTTTAGTTGCTCCAGAACTTTTTCGCTCAACTGTAAGTTTGTGTTCTGTCTAACAGAGTTACTTACACTATGAATAAACTCTACATCTCGCATAGAGTCTTGTACGTTACCTAACGCTTTTCTTTGTTGGGTATCAACAATGGATTTATTGGTACGTTTTAGCCAAGAGACCATGTGATCTGTAGCAAGTGCTAGTTCTTCTGGATAAAACATGCGAACATACTGTCGCAACTTTTGGGCAAAAAGTTTTTCGGTTTTGGCAAGCGCCATAAACTGTCTTTCACCTTGACCGTATCTGTTGTTTCTAATAAATGGCGACCATATTGCAAAACGATTTTGACCGGAATTGCTATCAAGAAAATTGCCCCACCCAACACTAGCTACGGTTACGGGGCAATTAGGGAAACCCATATGTAATATGCGACGGCTAGGTTGCCCTCTATTACTTCTATAGGGGTAGAACTGTGCTGTTGCAAACACTTCTTTTACCCTATTCATTAGTGTGAATCTACAGTCATCCGAATAGGGTGTAAGTTCTTCTGATAGATCACCTATATCACCAAGTTTTCCTACTAACCGACAGACGACACTAAAAGCCTCTGCCCCGATATCCACACCGTGTAATGCGGCATGAAGCTGCATCGGTACCGAATCAGTGCCACAGTACTGGTGCATTGCATTTTCAAATTGCTTGTTCATAAAATTTCCTTATTTTGAGTTATAAATTATTGCACTTTGCGATAATTTGGTTTCTTCGTTGTACGCCATTGTGCTAACAGTCAAATACAGCATGATTGCTAACACTCCCAGTATGTAGTTACGCTTAGTCACGTATCTTCCTCCTCGCTAGAAGAAAAGGAAGAGGGTTCTATTTCTACCTTTGGACTGCCTAGGAGAATCACATTATCTGGTATAAGTCCTAAACGTCTCGCCAGTGCTGTTGAATGGCGTGTCGATAGCTTCCAACGCTCTTGGTAGTGATAGTTGAGCACGAACACCATGTCACCATTTGGTAGCGTAGCGCACTCAGGATTACCGCTTCCGTACCTACTTATGGTAGGGTGCAAGTCTTCGGGATCGTTTGCATACACCTTGGCAATCAACGCTTCCGCAGCAAGCGCAGCGTTCTCGTCGAAATCAAGGGCATAATCCCAACCCACTATTTTAGACCCCCAGTTGACCGCACTTGCTTTCATGCGCTCACCTTGGGTATCAGTGGCACGTAGATATTTTACTTGTATCGCTTTCATCTTAGTTCCTCCTCGCTTACGTAAGCATTGATGCAAACACCCCTTGGTTCTGACTGCGCGGTGTAATCGACATGAATGTCCCAATAGGTTTTCTCGACTTCATGGTGAGCATCGAACATATCGATTTGCACATTGGAGTTTGGATCGAACTCCAACTCATCTATCGAATATTGCAAAGTATTGATTAGCTCTTGTATTGTAATCTTAGTTCCTCCATTCTTCGACGCGCACAAACTTGCCCTGGGGTGGCACGTCAGTTTTGTTGTTAACAAGACACCAGAGCACAGAGT